TCCCCACGAGTGAGAGCGAGTTCAAGATTGCCGTCAACATATAGAAGAGACACTGCTGCACCATCCAACTTAGGGGTAACAATACATTCATCAATAGGCAGAGGAGCATCGTTGAGGTCAAAGCACTTCTGAAGAGAGTACATCTGGTACGCGTGCTTTACAGCATCTGTAACAGTGTAGCCCACTTTAGTATAGTTGTGCTTGTCTGCTAGAAGGTCAAACTCCGCATCAGAGATAGCGGGGGTACCTTCGTAGTACAACTGGCTCATCTTGTCTAAAAAGCTCTGCATGGTATTCTCCTAAATAAGAAAGTATATTATACGGAACTTTAGCAAGATTGTCAAGAACTATTTATACATATCCTGAATTAGATCTGAAAAGTGTTCTTCAATCAAACTTTTAGACTCTGCTAGAGACAGTATCTCTATCAAGCCTGCAAACATCTCTCTTGAGTTAGAAAGATCAAGAGGCATTGCTACTCCTTCGGGTGTTGGTTTCCATTCTTCTTCGAAGTCCATATAGTATTTACGCAGGTGCATATATTCTACGCCTCGAAAAGTATTGATGGTAAGTCTTATCTGTATTTCTTTTACTTCATCATAATGTATAACACGAGAGTATGCTTCAGGAGCCTGGTATAAGTCCATTACTTTCTACCCTCATTCTTGAGAATAGATGATAATGGCACTACACTAGACACATTCGCAGGTCTGAGTAATCGGTATGAATCGGTATCCCAACAGAAGAAAAGAAGAGTGTCGTCAGTTTCCTTGGCTCTATTCTTCTTTTTCCGAATATAGGGAGTTGTGAAGTCCAAAGTACAAACATTGTACTTTAACTTTTTGGAGTGCTCACTACGATAAGTAATAACGGCATCCCCATAGTCGCGCACTAAATGTGCCAGTTCTTGCTTTTTCACTATAGCTCCTTGGTAGTATTTCAGCAATCATTATTGTGAATCTACTTACTGCAAGGTCTATATTTTAGATACAAAAATACCCCGCTAGACGAATCTAGCAGGGTATTAAACTTATGCTTCGTTGATAGCGACTAAAATCGAAGTAAAGTATTGAGATGCTTTACCAGTAAGTTTGGCAATGATCTCTTCATCTACAGGCTGTCCTGCATCGCTAAGAGCCGCAATGAGCGCCTCAGCAGCAGCAGCTTTAGATACTCGCGTACTTGCTGTGCCTGTAGATCCACCACTAGATTTAGCGGCAGGTGTTTTCTTAACATAAACGCCAGCTTTTGTTAAGATCATCCGAACACCGTTAGGTGACTCGTCTAATTCTTCTGCAATGTCTTTTACAATCTCCATAGATGTTTCTGGAGTTGGTTCTGCTTCTTCATACAGACTTACTGCCTGTGCTTTCTTATCGTCATCCCAAGCCACTTTGCGTGTCCTCTTGTTAGGGTTTTTGTTACCTGGGCAGTCGCCCAGACTTTGTAGTTGTTGAGTATAGAATCGGTCGCCCAATGTTATTCTCCTTAATTTGAAAAGATATTATACGGCAATTTTAACATCTTTGTCAAGAATTATTTTTTACAACCTCTCTAAATTTACTCCGTAAGCCCGCAAATGTTCTAGCTTACATAACTCATAAGCTGGGGCGTATGCGGAAAACCCGCCCTGTGTTACGTTTGAAAAGAAGTTATCATCATCTTGTACCTTCTGTCGAACGTACACTGAGTATGCAGGACAGCCATACTTCTTCTCATAGTCAACCATACCCATACCTTTCTTATTAGCAAGATACTCAGGTGTTAGTCTGTGTTTTACTTCTACAGCCGCATGATAAGTAGCAGACCATGCAATCTCACCCTCTGCAAAGTCGTCAGACATACACTCATCAGGATAGTAGTGTGCGGTTAGTCTTTCGTCTTTTCCTGCGGGTCTTTGCGGGACTCCAACTCTTTCAAGAAGAGATCGTACAAAGGAAGCACTCCTGAAGAGGAGCTTTGAGATATCTGTAATAGTATCTCCTCCGAGGTAGTTTTCGCACGCAAGAGCGATTTCTGCATCACTCGCAGGACGGCCTCGTAGACCTTGTTTACGCTTTTTAACATATGCTTTCGTCTCCTCATAATCCTCGATAATCTTAGTTAGCCTAGTTGTGTTGTAGGCTATGTTAAGAATATCACAGGCTTCCTTTTTTGTTATAGCTTTCTCCGAAGAACTGGGGTTTAGCAGCATAATAACTTTCTGGATGTTTGCTGGTGATAGGTTTTCGTAACTCTTCTTCTTTACTCTCTTCTGTGCCATTCTCTAACTCCAATTCTAGTTTAAACATCAAGCAACAAATAGCGTGTGCTAGATGGGATAAATTTGTTTCTGGATCTTCTAGTTCTCCATCCAGATGGGAGAATATGTGCCGAAGTGCACCACCACTGTATCTCTTCTGTGCATCCTCTAACTTACGCCAGTTTTCTTCATCGTACTTGGCCGCACCAAATGTCAATACTTTAGCTACTTCTACTGTAGCTTTGGGAGGCAGAAGATACATCTTAGGTTTTTCACTATCAAACTTTCTACCAGCCTCTTCCCATATAGGAAACTCCCCGCTAGGGGCTGTATTCACCATACCCTTTAGGTCTTTAATCTCCATGTACGAACTCCTGTATCATAGGGAAGAAAGGTTCGATTTCATTTGCACACTGCTTTGCAATATCCATATGTTCTTTCTGAGTACCAGGAGTAGTTCGTACATCAATGTAGTGAATCCAAGAACGTATTGTGCCCTGCATATACAGACGAGTCTTTGTTAGACCTTCTGGCAGTACACTTCGTGCCTGCTCTTTAGCAATACCATGTTCTAGTGCCCACTTGTATACACCCGAAGCGCAGTCAATTACTTTCTTCTGCTGGGCAACCCAATGTCTGTGTAGCAGTTCGTCTTCACTTTCAATACTGTTCTGACGATTCTTAGTATCCTGCATACGCGTCTCTCGTAGTTCGAAAGGCCAGCTATCCAAAGCACTAGGATCTGCATAGCGTTGGCTAAACTCCTGAAAGGCAAAGCTACGATGGCGTACTATCTGGTGAGCAATATCACGAGTAGTGTTGATCTCAAGTGCAACACTCGCCATCTCAAAAGGAGACCAGTGTTTATGTTTAATGAGATACCGAATTAGCTTCTCATTTGTATCTGTATTATTCTGATTACTAGGGTTAGATACTCTAGCCATATACGCAATATCATATAAGATATTAGGCGAAGATGTCGATATAAGTTTTACGTTGCTCATTTGGCGGTGATCCTTTTGTCGTAGTCTGCATAGTCCTCGTTCCACCAGTCAGGTTTTGACCTATGCGACCACACGGCAAAGGTGGCTTTATCAAGGTGGTAGTAGTCCCGGTAAGATTGTATAGGGTTGTCGTAGTCTTTAAGTTCATCAGGCATTGCTAGTCCGAATTCTGTGAAGCCGAGTCTTGGCATATTTTTTGGCTCTGGTAGCTTGTTAACCACTTCCACAATCGACTTGTGTTGTTTCGCATAGCGATAATGATATTCGTCATTAAGAGCGTTACCATAACAGTGTGTCCATTCATAATTGTCTAGCGATGAGCGTACCCAGATAGTGCAAGGGTGATTATACATCATCGGTAGGTATGGGGTTAGAGGTCGTTCTTCCAGAGGAAGATGTTTAATGTCTTTCTTGAGAGCATTGAGATGATCTCGCTCTTCTTTGTTGAGAGCACGCGGTACAAAACCTAGATGTTCGTCAACCCAGATAGCAGTACACATTAGCTGTGCTACTTCTAGGGGCATCTTTACAATATGTTTGTCTACGTGATACTCTGCACACTTGTCGAGGTCATCGTCAAGATAAAATAAATTCATGGTACTCTCCGTAAAATAGAAATGATATTATACTAGATTTGGGAAATGCTGTCAAGAATTATTTTTCGGTTGGTAAGAGTACTGGTTCTTCCCAGAAGTTGATAGCGATACTTTTTCGAATACCTGTTGAAACAGAGGTGATGCCGTGTGGCTTGTCTGACTGGAAAAGTACGATTCTGTTGCCTATAGGCTCTATTATCTTACAGGTTTCTTCGTCCTCTTCCCATACACGGAGATCTCCTCCTGTCACATCTTCGTTTCCAAAGTATATTACTGCTCCAAAGAGAGGATGTCTTACCTCGTCCGTTGTCTCATAGCGGAGTATGTCAAAATCTGAGTGAATATCGAGAGCATACTCAGGATCTTCCGAAACTGAGTGCTGTGTTGTAACTGTAGGCCAGTACTCAAACCCCGCAGCGCGTTCAAAGGGATACTCTTTTCGTATTGCAGGATGCTTCATCATCAGCTCAACTAAGTACTCTCCTATTCCATTGGTACGTTCTGAACCTCCGAAGAGTGCGTCATTCCAATAGAAGCATTTTCGCTCCCAGAAAGGAGAGTTTGTGATTCCTTTAAGTGTACCACTGTCTGCAATAAAATTATCAAATACTAGCACTAGTCTATCCTGTTTCGTCCACGAGTCCAAAGGCATAAAGCGTCTTGAAAGAGAGAAGGGCCTGCATCTAAGTCTCCTCCGTGCCACTTCACATTTCCATCAGTTATAAACTCTTTATAGAGGCGTATTTCTGCTGCCGTATCGTGGGCAGGATGGGTTCCGTCCTCGACTTGATAGTCTGCGTCTACGTGCTCTGGACGCAATATAGGAAGGTGCCAACTAGCGGTGTGCTGATCTCCTGCAGGAGTATCGTTGCTAACTGTTGCTCTAAATTTAATTACTTTCTGGAAGGCATCGAAGTTCTTGAACGTCAAAGTGTTCCAGGTGTTGCAAACATTAACAAACCAGTGCCCAGTTATAGCACCAGCAGACAGTCTTTTATCTGCCCCAACATTGTTAGCTTCAGCGATGGCTTCTATCTCCGGCTCGGTATACATAGATAGGTGAGGGATTAGAGGTCTTCCTATGGCTGGATTGTATAGGGACTCGTTGAAAAGAACTTTAGTATTTCTATTTACAAACTTTGCAGTTTTAATACGAAGCTGTCCTGTGACCCATATGTCTGTTCTAGCGCCTATCTTATCGGATATAATGCCGTCTGTGAGTCCCTTACCGAAGCGCACTACAACATCGTGCCCATCAATCCAGTCTCCGTGGTTTAGCTCTAAAGAATCTAAGCTATTGCCTACTAGAATAACATTCTTACCCCGTATAAACTCCTTCATCTCATCTAAGGTCATTGTAGTCCTCCGCGAACTCGTCATGGGCATAATCTGTATAGATTGGTGTCCCGTCTGTAAAGTGTACTGCTACTGGATCTTTATTAAAGTTGTAGTAGCCTACTAAATAATTATAGGACTCGTCAAGCCTGCCTATGTCGCTTGCCCACTCGAATCTGTGTAACCACTGAGGGGTCTGTTTGTTTACTGCATCTAGTGTAAGCACTGAGCAATCTTCATGATCACAATTGAACACCATCATAGAACTCCACCATTTACGTGGATACCATTCATTCTTATGTGCTAGAAACTTGTGGTCTTCTCGTACCTGCTTTACAAGATGTTTTACTACTGTTACAGGAGCGTCCCCTAGAAGAGGGAGCATTGACTCAGGGTCTTTACGCCACACAAAGTCACTATCACAGAACATGGCCGTGCCTTTATAACCACACAAATAAGGCACTAGAAAGCGAGTGTAAGTAAACTCGGTAGAGCCGTCCTCTTTCTTTCTTTTGTATCCGTGATCTCTCTGAAGATCCTTCTTATCTAGCAACGTGACTTGGTGTCCGAATCTCTCAATAGACCGGACACATACGTCTGTATTCTCTGGTTGTGTGGAATCGTGTCCTACAAATATTCTCACTCTTCGTCCTTATATGTTTGCAGTTCGCCTTTCTTCTTGGCTTCGCGTTTTCTATCCTTGAATACTTTAGACTTATTGTACCTTCGCTGGAACTTCGCTACTGGATTCTTCTTTTTCATTAGTAGTCACCTCTCTATAGTATACAATTACTTCACCTAACTGGCTAATGTATCTTTTAATTTCTTGCGTATTATAAGCCATTAGCTCATAATCTGCAACTGTCATTGCGACAAACACGAGGTCTCCCCCATGTTTCTTTTTAATATCTTCCTCGAACTTGTCCATGTATGTACGATCTTCTTTCGGTATCTTACGATCCGAAACTACGTACCACTTGGGTTCTTTGAGGTTTAATGGTCGAGGCATAGTTGGCTGTACGATATCTATCTGTATAGGCTTACTAATAACCTCTACCTCTCTCGGAGGCATCTGTAGCAAACTACAACCACTAAGGGTTAGGATTGCTAATGCGATTACTGACTTCTTCAATTGCATCAAATACCTCCTTTGTTCTAGCATTTGCTTGATTTTGTATCTGTCCTGGTCTTGCACTGGCTATCTTCGCAAGGTTGTGTCTACGAAAAATATCTAGGTATTCAGACATCTCAGCTTCATACTGCTGATTCTGTTGTTGCAGTGCAGCACTAGCTTTTGCTGTCTTCTCTGCATTCAGTGTGATTGCGGCTATTGTAGCCTTCTGCTCTTGATCCCGCAGGTCTTGTGCAATGATCACTGCTGTCTGTTCTTCTAATTTATTTTTCATAGGCACAACAGCGAATTGGTAGTACAGAAAACCTGCACTACCCATCGCTGCTATGATTCCCATCAATAGTTTAGACATTTTCCATTCTAACCATAAGTCTTTCTGCTCGATTCCCTACTTGTTTCCACCATAGTGAATCTCTGCCTTCAAGTCCTGCTGTCTTCCAGTCTCCTGCATCAACAGCTTTCTTGAAGTTTTTAAACTTACTAAGACGGGGTCGACCAAGATTAAACATCATGTTGACGAGTATCTCTTGGACTTCCCCTGGATAAGTTTCCCACATATCAAAGAGAACTTTGCACTCCCCAATAGCAATGTCAAGATCAGCTTGGAAGGCTTCTGTGACCCTCTCTTCGCTAATAGGTGTTCCAACGTCACATCCTTGCTCTGGATCTTTATCCGTGATTAAGTGCCCGATACCAAAGGTAGCGTAGCCTAAATGATCAAGATATATTTCGTTTACTATTCCTTCATCTACTGCTAATTGTTTTTGTACTTGTTCTCTATTCATGTTCTACTCCTTAGTATTACATTCCTGCACTGGCGTATATTGTTATAAACGGCAAGGCTAAACAACTGACTGCTGTAACCACTGCGCATACTACGCAAGCGGCCTCGTCTCTCTTTCTCACTTTCGTTCTCCATAGAACTTGGGCAATAGCCCCTGTGTAGGCTACTCCGTGGTGAGCCTACTTTACCTATACCAAGTCTTTAAGGTCTTGATACCCACCTATATGCTCCCCGTCCAATACAATCTGAGGAACCGTCTTCGCGTAGATAAACTTAGCTTGAAACTCTTCTACGCTATAATCAGTGCCTAACTTCAGCACTGACATCTCCATCTTTTTACTTTTCGCAAGTGCGACCGCCATGTCACAGTAAACACAGCCATCTCTACTATAAATTATTATTTTTTGCATACGATTGCCCTAACTTCGTTCTTCGTCCACTGCATACTTTCTATACTGAAGTAGACTCCTAGAGTTTCTTTCCACCACTCTTTGTCTTCTATTATAAGGTGTGCATTGCGTCCATCACTAAGTATAGACATTGCCTCCATAGTACTTATAACAAAATAACCGCACTTCAACATACAATCGCTCATATGTTGTAGTACGTTCTGTAGTAATTCTGGTTCGATATGCTCTAGTACATCAGTACAAACTATCATATCGGCAGGTTGTGGTAGCCCTGACTTGCTTTCTATCGCTGGGTCATACTCATAGAATAACAACTGTCCTGGGTACTTCATATGAAAATGTCTCTTGAGACAGTCTCTATGATTACTACTTCCGTAGTCTAACGCGGTGGCACACTTGTACGTCTTTGATACTTCTAGTATATCTGCTGCGTGCTTACGTCCTGTGCCACCCCATAGTCTATCATCATGAAGCTCTATCAGTTGTTCTTTATAACTATCAGTTATTAATAAGTCCAAGATCAAATCCTCGTTTTACAAGCTCGTTACGGTACTTTTGCTTGTGTTTAGGCTTCGTGTTGTTGTTTAGTACTGCTTCTACTATTGTATCTGTAGAAGTTGCGTGTAAGTAGTGATGTACTGTCTTGTACTTCTTTGCATCACGGTTTAATAAGATTTTTGATGATTCTTTAAACTTTGCTGGCATTTTGCTTCTCCGCTTGATATTCTAATTTAAGGTTGTTATAACACTTCTCTGCAACATTTCTATCGCGTGTACGCATATACAGAGTGTATTTATCTTCTACTTTGTAGATAGGGTCTGTAACGACTCCGTCATATTCTACGTTTATTACTAGCTTATTCATCTACTTCTAACATACCCTCGTCTACTAGATGCTCTATAGTTGTTTCTATACCTTCCTGTTTTCCTAGTGCGTGACAGGTATACCCACATCCTATCATGCAAAATATAAACACGGCATACTCTAACATATATTCTCTCCGTCTTGTGGATTGGTTTCTCCATTTCAGAATAACTATTATACGCATGAATAAGGATACAGTCAAGAAATATCTTTGTAATGCCGAATAAAGTTCTGTT